TCCCTCTACAATCTTTCTGACGCGATGACCCCCGGCCCGGTCTATCGGCCTTCCCTCTCGATCCCCATGCTGCAGAGGATCATGCTGGAGGAAGCGAACCAGGTCAGCAATCTCTCGCCGAGAATGTACATTTTTCCCTCTGCCGGTGCTGGCGATCCATCCTACTCCGGCGCCAAGCAGGCTGACTCTTCACTAAGTCCAACTTCGTCCCGTGATCTTTCTCGTGAGGTCTCGCTCCAAGCTCAGTGGCAGATTTCCAAAATGAATCTGCATTTGCTGATGGCTGGATTGACCGCGCGATATTGCGGCGCTGGGTGGATCGTTGCCGGGTTTGATCCAGACCTTTCTCGTGCCCGCGGGGGTATGTGGGCAAGGTCGATCGATCCTCGTCTGGTCTTCTTCGATCCCGGCACCGACTACACTTGGAACCCCAGCTACGCCGGCTGGGGAACTTGGATGAATCTCGAAGATGTCCGGTTGAAGTGGCCGGAGACGTCGCGTGCCATCTCTCCGCGGCACACTTCAGGCGGGTTCCAGCCGTTCTCCGGTGATTCCGGTTATGGGATCTCGCAGCCTCCGGGACCGATGAGTACGATGCCTTCTTCTCCAGGACAGAATGCGAAGACCCAAAGTTCTGAATGGCGCGTCTTAGTCCGGCATTGCTTCTGCCGCGATTACACGCGGGAACAGGTGGAGAAGCCGGACGTTCCGACTACATCTTTGATAGACCCAGAAGTTCGGTTGAAATACCCCAACGGCCGTTGGCTTGTGGAATGCGAAGGAGTTGTGCTTCAGGACGGAGATAACCCCTATCCTCCCCGGCGTGACATCTCCGCTCCGCGGTTCCCGCTCTTTCCAAATTACGTACTTCCTCCGCTGTTTGGCCCCTGGGGAATCCCCGTCACCCGTATGACCGAGAACATGCAGCGCCTCGGTCAGAGGTTCATGTCACAGACCTTCGAGAATGGTCTTCGTATGAACAACGCGCTCTGGGTCATTGATGAAAATACAGGCATCGATATCGACGGATTTGGTGGGCTCCCAGGCGAAGTGGTGACGATCAAGCCGGGCAGCCGGCCTCCCCAGGCGATCACACCGGCTGCGATCGGCGCTGGTGCTCTCCAGGCCGTCGATAAATTGTTTTCGATGCAGAACGATGTGCTCGGGTTCTCTGCCTCACGGCAGGGCAACCCCGGCGCAGGGAATGTCTCGACCGACCTGTTCGATTCCGCAGTTCTGCAGTCGTCCGGTTTACTGCAATTGGCGGGACGATTCTTGAGTGAGACAGCGCAGAGCGTTGGCGAGTTTATGTTCGACGCGATGTGCAAGTACCAGCAGAAGTCCACTCTTCCCTATCGTGGACCGGAGGGGATCACTCTCGCCTCGTGGAATGGCCAGGTTGATCCTTCGACTTACGACCTCGCTTTGGATGACGCGAGTGTCAGGCCTTTGTCTGAAGCGATCGTTCGCAAAATCACGCCGGATTTGATGAAATCCGGAGTAGTTGGGCCAGAGCGCGGTCTTCGCACCCTCGGTTACCCTGATCCTGAAGGAATCGCCAAGGAGCAGGAGACAAGCCAGGCCCTGGCCGCTTTAGCTAAAGTTCGGAGTGGAAGGAAGTGAAAAAGGTGGATGATAAAACGGAATCAGGGGTCCTTTCTTCTACCCGTCTCGTCCCTATTTACAACTGGCGCGCTCATTGGTTAACCGTTCAGGAATTCAGCCGTTTAATGGGCCGAAGGCCTCGAACGGTTTACGACTGGATTGACGACGGCACGCTGGCCGAATTTGGGATTCCGTCATGTCAGTTCCGATACGGAAAATTGCATTCAGGCCGGACTTTTATACGAAACGTGTTCTAGTTCTTCTTTTTGCAAACTTAGTGTTGCGGCGGCGACTTGCCCCCACCCCCTTCCCGTTCTATCCTCTCCTTAATCGCACTTCCATAAGCATTCGTGCTTACGCTCGTGCAAAGGAGAAACACCATGGCTCATCACAAGCGCAAGGAAACCAAGAAAGAGCGGCGCGCAGCCGCGCGGCGCAAGTAGTTAGACCCAGCGGATTCGTCCGCTGTTTCTTTCTGTTTGCCCGGCTTTAGCCGTCCCGCACCTAACTTCCGAAAGGAGCCTCAGTCCAGATGGCCGGAACCCCTCGAACCAAAGCTTCCAGCGTCGTCAAAGACTTTGACCAACCCCGGAAGTTCCTGCGTGACATGCGTGCCAAGATCGGCAAGAACTCTCGCAAGAGCGGTTCCCGCCGGCCCTGACTCATTCCGGAGACGGTGCTGCTGGCCTTCGCGCCCCGTCTTCTTAACCGCCGAGCATTGGACTTGTCCAGCATGCCTCGGCAACCGGAGCGAAGGAGGTACGCAGATGGCAGCTCGTGGAGGCAGACGATCCATGCGGCGTCGGCGCACCGCCGCTCGCAAGTAGGGGCTGAGACTAACATCTCGGCCTCGTTCGGCGGCGAGATGGGATTTGGTGGGGGACTAGGCCCCATCTTCTCCGTCGAAAGCGTTCGATGCGCAAGACAGGGTAAAGGCCGAGCAGGGGCGGTAAGCTCCGGCTCGACCTGAGTCCCAAGGAGGTTTGACCGTGAAGATGACCAGTAAGATCGCTCGGATGACCCATAAGGTGGACCGCAGGGTCGGAAAAAAGCGGAAGTAAGCCGGATAACCGGACATTTTAGTAGCACCAATCTCACCCTCGAAGGAGCAGCAGATGGCGAAGATCAAGGAAAGCATGGGCAACACTTTCAATTCCGAAATTTTGAAGAGCCCCCTCACGGTCGGCCGTACCGGTAACGAGCCCGGCGCCGATGTGAACAATAACCCGATTGCCATGCCCAAGGATCCCCTTGGCCTGATCCCCGAAGGCGGCGACAAGCCCTACTGGTCGGGAAAGTAAGCGATGGCAGCAGGGAATCCAGCCTTGGCGCAGATGATGGCCCGGCAGTTGATCAGTAAGATCGCCGGAGCCGGGGGCGGTCCCTCCGCTGGCGGGCCTCCTACTGGCCCCGGTGGCCCGATGCCTCCTCCGCCTGGGATGATGGGAGCCGCCGGCCCAGGCGGCCCAGGTGCAGGTGGACCCGGTGGCCCTCCCGGTGCTGCCGGTCCGGGTGCTGCTGGACCCGGTAGCCCTCCTACAACTCCAGCCGGTATGCAGCTTTCGCAGCAACTCTCGGAACTCCAGGGCGCCGATCCTGACGCGATCATTAAAGGCCTGACCGGCATGAAGTCCATGGCCGTTCAGTTCTATACGCGGGCAGCGTTCACGATGCCGGGAGTGACGCGCAATCTCGCCCAGGTTGTCAAGTTTCTCGATAACTCAATTCAGGAAGCGGAGAAGGCTGCGGCGACGACTTCCGCTGCCGGACCCATCGCCAACAATGCAGCTATCCCCAATCCGGCCGGTCAGAACGGCTCAGGGCCGGTATCGGGATCGAACGGTCAGTAAGAAGGAGTATCCCCCCGATGGCTCTCAAGGACATTCTCTCGAACGCGAAGTATCCCGACGACATGGTTTTGAACCTGCCTGATGGCAGCACGGTCAATGTGGGCGAGATCCGGTCTCTCCCGGTTGCCGAACGTCAGGCCCTCACCTCTCAGATCGAGCAGCGCCAGAGCACCCTCGGTCAGGCCGAATTGGCTTTTGCGGCCAAGTTTCAGCAGGCGGTACAGGCCGGCTGGCTGGCGCAGGACGGCAGAATCGTCCCGCCGCAGCAACAGACGACCCAACAGGCCCTGTCCAAGGCTCCCACGGCTGCTGAGCTTCGTACCATGGCTCAGAATGAGTACGGTCTCTCCGACGACGATCCTCTCCTCGGCCCGGTGGTCAAGCAGATGAAGGCGGAGCTGGCCAAGCGGGATACCGAGATGGCCGACCTTCGCACCAAGCTCGATGCTTTGCCTGGTCAATTTGACAGTCTCAAGTCCACCCTCACCGACGGTCTTGGCCGCGTGACCGGCGTGGTCAACACCTCGGTTGGCCGTTATTTGAGCGATCAGTACCAATCGCAGTTCGCACAGGCCACCAAGGATTTGCCCAAGGGCGTGACCGTTGGCTACGAAGATGCGTTCAAGTACGCCACCGAGAAGAGTCTCAAGGACAAGGATGGCTTCCTCCAGATCGACGCCGCCGTGGACCGGCTGACCTGGGATCAGCGCAAAAAGGCCGAGCGCGACGAATGGAAGGCTGCGGAAACCACCAATATCAGGAAGCAGCTGGAAGAGTCCAACCGCGTCGCTACCCTGACCCCGCCTTCGCGTAACCCGTTGCAGTCCACGGCCAAGGTCAAGGACGGCGAATTCAATCCCTACAACGAGCGTACCGACTCCAAGGGCAACAAGGTCCGCGCGGTCAAATCGTTCGAGGAAGCGATGTCGGAAGCGATGTCGGACGACGATGTTTTGAAATCGGCGCTCTCAACCGCGAGTTTCGGCGGCGGAGTGCAGTAGCCAAGCAAGTTTCTCTGAGAAGCGGTTATTCCGCTTCTCTCACCTCAATCACTAACCCGTCGGCAACCTCCCCCGTTTGCCCGACTCAGGAGCAGCCATCATGGCCAATAGCGTGGTTGGACTGGGACTAGCATCGCCGCCGGTGCAGCTTTCGAACACTGTCAACGCGATTTCCCAGAAATTTATCGTCCCTGTCCTCGGCGACAACGTGTTCAAGCCCTCCCCTGTTTTCTGGGCGCTCACGCGCGAGGGAAAACGGTTTGGAGCCGGTGAGTTGATCTTCCCGGAAATCTACCAGGAAGAACTCCCCGGTGGCGCCTATTACGGCGACCAGTTGCTGGACACTTCGGTTGTCGATTCCGTGCAGCCGGCCAACCAGCAATGGAAGCCATACCGCCAGCCGGTGGTCATTCCGATTACCGACATCATCCTGAACCGCGGCGGATCGAACAACCTGGACATCATCCGGGCGAAGTTCCAGACGGCATCCGGTTCGTTCCTGCAGAAGCTCTCCCGCGCGCTGTGGCATACATCGCCTCAGAACACCTCGCTTGACGTGGACGATCTGAATTCATGGGTGGTGTCGACTACCAATACGATCGCTGGGATCAACCGCGCTTCCTCGGCCAACGCCTGGTGGCTGGCCGCTACGGCTGCTGCCGGCGGTTCCGCGGCTCTTTCCTCGACCACGGCTGAACCGGCGTATCAGTCGGTCACCTGGGGATACGACGAGCCCGATCTGTTTGTGATGAACCGGACTTCTTACGCCGCGTTCAAGAACAACTTCGTTACCAACATCCGCTTTGGGCAGGGGATGCAGGATGACGAGGCCTTGCAGGTTGGCTTCCGCAACCACTTCCTGTTCAACAATGCCGTCACGGTGGCCGATTATTTCGCGACCGCCAATCAGGCGCTGTTGCTAAACTCGAAGTACATCTTCCCGGTCTTCCATGAGGCCGACTATTTCAACGTCGATCCGTTCCTCAAGCCGAGCAATCAGCGTGTCCTGGTCTCGTGCATGTACCTGACCTGGAATCTGAGCTGCATCTCGCCAAGAATGAACGTGGCGATCACGCCCATCACGTAGGACTGAGCTTGGAGCAGGGTAGGCAGACTGGACCTCTGGCCTGGATTCAACCTACCCGGCCCCCACCCCCAAGGAGATTTCCAATGGCACTTCCTTTCGCAAATCCAGTTTCACAGTGCATGCCGGGGTTCGGCTCGCCGAGTTTCTACGGGTCGGCCACTCAGACTCCCACCACCACGGCTGCCGTTACCATCACCATCGGTGCGACGGCCACCACGCCGAGCACTGGCGGCACCGGGTTCAACCTCAACGGCGGCCCGGCTCCGACTTCGGGCAAGTGGCATCTGCGTATGACCAACGCGACTTCGACCACCACGCTCGCGCTCCAGGTCACGGTCTCGGATGGTACCAACACCTGGACCGTCGCGACGATCCCGGCTTCCGTGGCCACCGGCTACGCAGACTACATTGGGCAATTCAAGACGGATGTCGGAATCACCTCAGTTGCGTTCGTCACCACACCGGGCGGGACCGCGACTTCGATCCCGCTGGACGCCGAAGTTTCGATGGTCTAAAGGCTGTTCTACCGCTGATTAACCGCTGCCCATTGTCGGCGGATGCGTCACCTGACCGGGCGCATCCGCTATTTTTCGTAGGGGAAGGGGGAGGGAGATGATGCCGAACATAATCGTCGAGCTCCAGCGCGCTCTTGGCGGACAGCAACCGCAGAAACCACAGCAGGCGCGGCAATCCGGCGCTCCTTCTCCAGTCACCGGAGACCCTGCAATTATGGCCGTCTTACAGCAAGTTTTTAAGCAATATCCGGGCATGGCGAAGAATTTCAATGCGCAAAACACTCTTGGGGTGCTGGCCAGCGGAGATAGGGCGCAACGCGGGTTCAAGGAACGCGGGGGGCTGGAGTTCTGGCCTCCAGCTGAGAAGGGAACTGCTGATTTTCCGTCTCCCGCTCCTGGGAAGAATGTGTTGGAGGTCTACGATCCCAAGCTGGAGAATAGTCCTGACGCACTAAAACAAGCCGTTTATGGCGACCTGATGCATGGCATGACTGCCGATCCCAACTGGAATAATCTGCGCACCCAGTTCATGCAGAACTTTACCCCACAGGAGCAGCAGCGCCAGCAGCAGCACCAAACTTGGTGGGATGACGTGAATGGGTCTAAAGACCCGGCTGGAAATCCAACCTACGACGCTTACATTCGAGGGTGGCTCGCTGACGAGGGCGGCGGCAAACAAGGACAACAGGAATCTAAAGGCACCATGTATTCACCACAGCAACTTCAGGAATTGAATCAGATGCAGGACTATCTGAATACCGGGAAGGTATCACAGCCGGTGGTGCCGAAGGGAGCGCAGTAACTATGTCCCAATGGTCATTGGTCGGGGATTGTCTTATGGCCCTGCGTGAGCAGGCCGGAGATCCACCTTCTGCCCTTCCTGCGCCTACGCTTGCTTCCGCCACTCCGCTTCCGACCGGCTCTCTGGGTATCTGGTTCACGGTCACGCAGATCACTCCCTGGGGCGAGTCCCCGACTTCGGTTGAGACGGTCGTGGCCAATGGGTCTATTGGTGCGGCTTTCACCCTCGCCGGAACTTGCTCGTTCGCCGCGACGGCCCTGCGCGTTTACTTCACTCTCTCGGGAACTGGGCAGGAAGATCGGTACTCCTCCTACACGATCGCCTCTGGCGGAACAGGCTCATTTTCTCTCGCATTCAATCTCTCCGGTACAGGCACTGGACAGGGAGCGATCACACCCGGATTCGCGCCTTCGCGCAGCTCAGCTTGGCTGCCTGACACCGATGGGACGGCGCTAAGCGCGGCGGCTTTGTACCGATGGATTAACGAAGGGCTCGACGTAATTACAGCGATCACAGAAGGTATCCGTGACGTGACTGGAATTCCTTCAACTGCCGGCCAAGCTCAGTACCAAGTCATATCCAACTGGCGCTCGCTGACCTCAGGGTTCTACGACGGCTGGAATATAACCTTCGGCAACAAGTCCGATATCTTCCGCCACAGCAATGTGACTGGCATTTCAGGCACGGCGGTCATGAACCAGGATTCGGTGGTTCAACAGATCGAGCTTTATCCGCAGTCTTCGCGGACTTCAGGTGTGGGCGTTCTATCCGCTCCGCTCTCCGCTACAGCAACCGTAGTTCCTTACACTCTTGGCGCCACGGGCTGGGTTCTGGGATTCGGACTTGCCTTGCTCGGTCCGTATCCCGCCGACCCTTCCCTCTCAGAACTGGTTTATTACTCAGGGAACGTTTCTAACCAGCTTTCTCCTGTTACCCGAGGTATGGGAGGCACAATCGCTCAGGCATGGCCCGCGGGGACTCTTGTCTCCGAGTGCAATATCTACCTCTCTGGCATCCGTTA